ATAATACAAAGAGTAAACGCTTTGTCAAACCAACTCTAGACGAGTTGAGTCAAGATATGGATTCAATAGGAATGAATGACGTATCAAACAAGTTCTTTGATTTCTACGAGTCGAAAGGTTGGATGATAGGCAAAAACAAGATGAAAGATTGGAAGTCAGCAGTTCGCACTTGGAAACAAAACAATTTGAAAGTATCAACAAATCAACATAAACTTGCAACACTATGAATCTAGAACAAATGATACTATCAAACTTGCTGTTCTACAATGACGCAAGACACTTCTTACCACAAATCAACAAGAATTGGTTCACAGAAGACTTCTCACGTCGTATCGTCGATGCGATGACACACTTGTACTACGACAATCAACCTGTTGACTTGGTGACGCTCTCAAAGCATTTCACGAAAAAAGAAGTTATTGAGATTATCAAGATACAACAAGAAGCAAGTGGTTTGACAAACATCAAAACACATCTTCAAACTCTAGAATATAACTACATCAAACGAACGCTCGTCGATAGATTGTCACATTTGAATTTATCAAAAGAACTTGATGAGATGGTAAAAGACTTGCAGTCGATTCTTGATGAGACTACTTTCTCGACACACAAAGAGCCTGACTCAATAGTCAAAGTCACAAACAAAGTCGTTGACCAAATAGTAGAGAATAGTCTCAAAGGTGGTGCGCTCACAGGCAAACAAACAGGATGGCGCTATCTAGACAAGTACATAGGTGGTTACAACGAAGGCGACTTGATTGTCGTAGCAGGTCGTCCCGGAATGGGCAAGACTGCAATCGCTCTCACGCTCACAAAAGACTTTGCAAAGTACAATCACAAAGCACTCTTCTTGTCGCTTGAGATGTCAAACGAGCAACTTGCAAAGCGATACTTGTCATTGATAGGCAACATCGAGAATTGGAAGATACGCAATGGTCGTCTAGAACAAATCGAGATAGACAAAGTCATCAACACAGCAAACAATCAAACTATCGAGTTTTACATAGACGATGACGTTGATACTTCTATCGCACAAATCAAAGCAAAGGCGAAGTTGCACAAGTCTCGCAAAGGTCTTGACTTACTTGTCATCGACTACATACAATTAATCAAAGGCACAAAAGCAAATCGTGAGCAAGAGATAGCAGAAATCTCACGCGGTTTGAAACTACTAGCAAAAGAATTGAAAATCACGGTCATCGTACTTGCTCAGTTGTCACGTAAGAGCGAAGAGAGACAAGACAAACGACCTATGTTGTCAGACTTGAGAGAGTCAGGTGCGATAGAGCAAGACGCAGACATTGTGATGTTTCCTTTTAGACCTGCTTACTACGACACAGAAAAACCCGACGTAGAAGAAGCCGAACTAATTATCGCAAAGAATCGAAACGGTGAGTGTTGCACAATACCTACTACATTTGAAGGCAAACTAACAGAATACAAAGAACGCATATGAAACAAATCAACCTTTTTGGTGCTGAGTTTGCACCTAATCAAGACGAACAGAAGTACACGAGTAAAATTGAAGCACCTGTGTACGAAGCTAAAAACAGAAAACCTCACATTTTAGAACTTTGTGACAAGTCAAAAACTCAGCGACTTATTAGAGAGATTGAATCTTCATCACTAGACGCAGATGAGAAAGCGTTCTTGATTGATGCAACGATGAGACATCTTGTTTTCAACTATGAGAAAATTGCTGACTACTACGCGCACTCTAGTAAAGAGATGCAACACTTGATGGAACGCTCTGCTCTTGTCATAATAGACTTCGAGAAAGCAATTCAATACGGCTATGTCAAACTTTGTGACGACATCAAAACTCAATATCTAGAAGAATATGGACAATAATTTTGCAGTATTCATATTGACTCACGGTAGACCTGACAATGTCAAGACGTTACAGACGCTCAAAAAGTGTGGCTACACAGGCGCTGTCTATTTAATAGTTGACAACGAAGACAAAACACTTGATACATACTTACGCAAGTACGGTGAGAATATGGTGAAAGTATTCGACAAGAAAGCAATGGCTGACAGCATCGATGAAGGCAACAACTTTGACAATCGCAAAGTCATAATTCACGCGAGAAACGCTTGTTTCTACATCGCAAAAGAATTGTCACTACAATACTTCATACAACTCGACGACGACTACACTTCATTTCGCTATCGCTTTATTGATGGCAAGTATATGACAAGCGGTTACGCAAAAAATCTAGATAGATATTTTGAGATGTATCTTGACTTCTTCAAGTCAACTAATTGTACAAGCATCGCGTTTGCACAAGGTGGCGACTTTATTGGTGGCGAGGGTTGTGGAATGATAAGCAATTACAAACACAATGCGAGAAAGTGTATGAATAGTTTTATCTGTTCAGTCGATAGACACTTTCAATTCTTTGGCTCAATCAATGAAGATGTCAACACGTATACAACGCTAGGCAGTCGCGGTCATTTGTTTCTGACTTTGCCATTCATTGGCTTAGAACAAGCCGCTACACAGAGTCAAAAAGGTGGTATGACAGACGCTTATCTAGGCTCAGGCACGTACGTCAAATCGTTTCACAGCGTTCTGTATCATCCATCTTCGATACAAGTATCTATGATGGGCTTTACTACAAACAGACTGCACCACAGAGTAAAATGGATTTACACAACGCCTATGATTTTAGACGCGAAATACAAAAAAATATGAATCAATATCAAGATTTACACAATTCAAAGCAAGAGAATCGTCGTCTTAGACTTTTGATAATTGAACAGAAGAATCAATACGAGAAATTGATAAACGATTTGAGACGAGAAATCTTACGACCTAAGATTGACATAACACAAACAAGCGCAAAATGGGCAGACGTTATGAGAGCAGTTTGTCAAATCTACAACATCACACCTGACGACATATACTCAAAGAACAGAACGCAACACATACTCTACGCTCGACATACTTTTAACTACATTTGTAGACGTACATTGAGAATGTCACTTGAGTCGATAGGTAGAATCATTAATCGTGACCATTCTACTATCATTCACAGCGTACGACAAACACAAGACTTGATTGAATATGACAGAAACTTCGCCAAGACCTATCAACAGGCTCACGGACTATTGGATTCTTATTGCAACGAAGAGTCTACAATCGTCGATACACATCTTGAAAGAAGAGAGCGATGTGTTGCGCACGAAGAAGCGATATGAGAAAGACGGCTATTTTGTAACGATTGAGAAAAAATAATTTGTAATTACAAATAATCTTTCTATTTTTGTAGTGTTGAACAAGTCGCAAATCATCGAAAATCTAACAACTCAAAAGTGGGTCTTCGATACTTGTCTTCGCATCTCAAAGAACAAAGAACTAGCAAGAGAACTCTATCAATACTTTTTTCTACTACTACTCGAAAAAGATGACGCATATGTTGAGAAACTACACAACGACGGCTACTTACAATGGTGGGCAATCAAAGTACTACACACAGCAATCAATGGCAATCGTCACCCATTTCAACAAAATCGTATCTACGACAGCGTTGACGTGTATGAGTGTAATCTATCAAGTGACGACAAAGACCATCTAGTACAAGAAGAAGACTATGAGCAAGAGAGAAGCAAGATACGAGCGTACGACTTCATCATTGAGAGTTCTCATTGGTACGAGCGTGAACTCTTTAAGATGTGGCTTGATGGCAATTCAGCGCGTTCACTACATCGCAAGACAGGAATCAGCGTACGTGAAATACTTCGCGTCGTAAAACTTATGAAACAACTAGTACAAGAACAATATGAAAAAACAAACCCCAATGAAATTCGTCGATAGATTTATGACAAATCTCGCGAAACTACACGAAGAAGCAGGTGACACTTTTAGAGCAGAAGAAGTCAAAAGACTTCATAAGCAATTTGAAGGACTCATCGAACAAGAAGAAGAACTCTTGAAGAAAGCGTTTGTCGACGGCTACGAGACAGAACTCAACGCTCACTCTACAAAGTCACAAATACTAGCACAACTTTACATCAAAGAAAATTACTTATGACACATCTAGAAATCTTGGGTATCGCTTCATTTAGCATCATACTCGTAAACTTTGGCAAACCTGCTGACATTATCAAGACCTTTTTGTATGGTCCGAACCCTTTTAATTGGCGACGATTAAAGCCTTTCGACTGCGCATTTTGTATGTCGTTTTGGATTGGCTTAGGTTATTTTACTTATCACTACGGATTGACAGGCGTTCTTTATGCGTCAATTTCGACTATCATTGTAGCACTACTAGAGACAAAAATATGAACTTTGAAGACATCGAGTTTGTTGTATCACTTGAACCAAAATACAACACGTACAAAAAGACACAAGTCTTGTCATTGAATCCTGAAGAAGCGCATCGTTTGAGAAGCGTCTATCAATCTTTGTATGGTCGTTCGATGCCGTCTTGCTCAACTTGCTTTGTAGAGAGTTACTTCTCGCTATTGATTTTCTGTCAGCAGAAACTAAACTCAATCAAAGAACAAGCAGAATGGAGAGAGAAACAACAAGCAATAGAGAGAGCGACTATCGCAGACGACGAGCAACCAAAGCGTAGGAGAAAGAAGAACAATGAGCAACAATAAACAAAACTTGGGAACAGTTACAATTGTAAACCATAAAATTGATAACTTAGAATGGGCATTTCAATTTAATAATGATGTACCAGTAATGATTGCTGAATACATTAATGGAAAAAGAGAAATGAACCTTACAATTGGTGATACTAGTACTTCAAACATTGTATTTAGTGATGGCAATGGAAACACATTTAAGATTTTTGCAAGGGAGAAAGGAGGTAACAAATGAGCAACAATAAACAGAGTAGCGTAGAGTGGTTGGTTGAACAAATCAAAAAAGACATCAATTTGAGATTGAGAGGATTTGATATTGACAAAGCACTTGAACAAGCCGAAGCAATGCGAAAGGATGAAATTAAAAATGCTCAAATGGATATGTTTATTCATCTTAATAATTTGCCTTATGGTTTAGAATATCTTGAAAAACGACAAAGTGCAGAAGATTTTTCACAACAATACTACAACGAAACTTACGGAGGTAACAAATGAATGACAAAATCAAAGACCTATTGTCTACTGCATACAAAACCGATTCAATAGAAAAAAATAAATGGCGTATTGAAAACCGAGAACAACTAAGAGAACAGAGAAAAAAAGAACTTAAAGAACTTATGGAAAAAGATAAAACAATGAGCAACAATAAACAAAGTATGAAATGAAAACCTTTATAATCACAATAGAAATAGAACACACCGACCGCAGTTTTAAGCGTCCAGAAGTGCAGCAGTTTGTAGCACAAATTGGCAGCCCGCAGGCTAACTGGGTAAAGGAAATGCGCAAGGCGTTTAAAC